GTCACAGACTATGGCTGACTCTCGCATTCAGCTCACTATCCAGGACATCAGACAGATCGATGCTGGTGGCAACATCACGTGGTTCGAACCATGGGCTGGAGCTTGCTTGCTAGCAGGCGCTCGCGGCGGCTCTCCAGTTGGTCTCCCAATGACCTTCAAGTACTTCAACATGTCAGGTATCCGTCAGACGGCGCAACCTATGACAACACCTGAGGCGCAGATTGTTCAAGGTTTCAATCCTGGCATTCAGTATGACGACGCGATTGCTAACGGCATCACGTTCTGGGAACAACCTCTAACTGGTGGCTTCCGTCTCGTAGTTGACAACACGACTTACGGCGCAGATGCAAACTGGGTATTCAATCGCGGCAACGTGCAGTACGCTGCTGACGTTCTTGCGTATGACTTCCGTAATCAACTTGAGAACATCTATGTAGGTGTGAAGAACACGATCAGTGCCGCAGCCGTAATGAATACGTGCAGCAGCATCTTGACCGGCTACTTAGCCCAGGGCATCACGGTTTCGACCACTGACGCTCCTAACGGTTTCAAGCAGTTGGTTGTTCAGATCGTAGGCAACACTATTAATATTAGTGTAGTAGTTAAACTGGTGGAAGGGATCGACTTCGTTCTCGCCACGATCACGCTTCAAAGAGCGTCTTCAAGCGCCTAATCAATCCAACTTCTCCCCAGAAGTTTAAGACAAAGTTCTTCGGCTTCTGGGGTTTTGTTATCTGATTTAGCAAAATTTCCATCCTCACCATGAGTCTTCATAGGATCCTAATATGAGCGAAACTTTAAAGTTTGATAAAAATGGTCAATGGAGCTTGGACAAGGCTCAAATCATTGACATGAAGTCTAAGAAGACGTTGGCAAATTTGCCACACGAGAAAACCCCACGAGTAAGCGAATCTGGTCACTGGCCATCATACAGCGAAGATCCAGAAAAGCCAATGAGTCCAGCAAGAATGGCCGGTAAGACTATTCATCCGGGTTCTGAAGAGCACTGGAAAAACATAGAAAATCAAAAAAAGAAACCAGGCCGCACAGGCTCAACTCCACACAGGAAATTGAAAAAGTGTGAAGAGTTACTGGGAGAGATCCTTGAAACTCTAGAAAAAATGGCCGTTCCAGGCATTAAGTCTAATCATATCTTTAGCATGGATCATATTAATCAAGTTAGTAATACTCCTGATCACGCCACTGCTAAAAATATTGCCCACGAAGCTATTCGTTCAAGTAGCGCTCATCCGAATAACAAGGCTAAAGCTTCTCTAGCTGTCGATCAATCGAAAGATCACAAGCACTTAGCGCAAACTATGACTAATTTCCATATGGCTCGTGACGCAAAAGTTAGAAGACGTTTAGGCGGACAAGCGGATCACGAGTAAGTGAACCCGGTGTTTAGAGCACACCGGAAAGCTCATACATTAAAATGCGAGACGATAATTAGTCCAATTAACAATATGACCGGTATGTGGATTCTTAGTTGGCTCAATTTTTGAGGTGATGTAATTGTTTTGGATTAACTCAATTACGGCAGCAGTAACCTGAGTTTGTGTTAGGTCGCATTTTTGGGCGATGGTGTCGACTGAAGGAATAGCCGTACCATAGCAATTCATCTGAGGGAATAGATAACCAAATACAGCAGCAGCAGGATACGTTAGTTTCGTCATTTTTTACTCATTTCGTGTTGTTTAGAGGACGAGTAAATTATACTAATGATTGTTTTGTGGCGGTAGGTATAGCGGAAGACCCCTAATAAAACTTAACCCAGAGTCTGATATACTTAAGTTAATCCACAATGTTGTGGGGTTAAATTCTAGGTAGCCAGAACCGAACTGGCAAGGATAGTATATGGCTAATCAGGTCCCAACTTTTATTACTGGCGCAAATGCCAAGATCACCGTCGATAACATCACGTTCGCTTACGCATCTGATGTAAGCTACAACGTAGTTGTTGACACCATTCCGATCGAGACGATGGGCCGTTATGAAGCTGTAACGAATGAGCCAGTTAACTACTCTGTTAGCGGCGAGCTCAGCGTTGTTAGATACACTAGTCTTGCCAACAAGACCGCTGAAACTTCTAGCCTCAAGGGCAACGGTTTGGGTAATGTTACTGGTAACACTGGCTTGGCACAATCAAACCAGTTTGATCCAGGCAACATGCTCCTCTCTTCAAGCTGGGATCTAGTTGTTTATCAAAAGTATGCAACTGCCGCTGGCTTAACAGGAACGTCTTCGATTGGTTCAGGCGGAGCAGATAGTGCTGCTCTTTCTTCTGGTGTTAGCCAGTTAGGCGTAATCAGGATCTCTGACTGTCGCTTCAACCGCATGTCAGCTGGAATCACCAAGCGTGGAATTCTCGTTAACAGGTTGAGCTTCGTCGGCATCCTAGCAAGTGACGAGTCGTTCGCAGCAGGTCCTTCCGGAGATACAGATCTTAGCATCGGTTAATTTCTTAAGTTCAGTATAAAGTCAATAGATTGGGCAACCTAGCGGTTGCCCTTTTTATTTTCTAAATTCTAAATATTGCTCTCTAGTGTTTGGAGTTGCTTTCCCATTGCCATAAATTTTATGAAACTCTCTATGACAAGGATCGCAGAGGGTGACTAGATTATTAACATCAAATCTTTGCTCAGGAAAATGTTTCCAGGAGTTAAGGTGATGAGCATTGAGTGTGCCACCCCTAATTGAGCATTTAAGACAAGTATAATCATCCCTTTCAAAGCATGTAATATGTAATTTAGCGCTCGTTAGTTTATTTCGCTCTACTTTACTAAGTTCAGTAGTAAAGTCATTAAAATCTTCTACCTTAATTCCTCTGTTAACACAACTCAACTTTACACGTTGTTCTAGTGTTAAATATCTACCCTTCATAGGCGCAGGTTTGCCTAACTTTGCTTTTGACATTTTAGCTTTAGCTTCTGCTGTGTGTTTGTAGCCTTTTGATCCAGATGTTTTGCCAGTCTTGGCCTTTGACATCTTTTCTCTAGTCTCAGTAGACATGTTATAGTGACAACATTTTCTACACATAGCATGATTAATGGCATTGTCTTTTGTTAAATATCCTCTATCTAAACCACACTTATCGCAATAAGTCCTATATAGGGTTCTATAGTGAGTTGAATCTATGTATTTCTTCTGAGTGTCATCAAGCTTTATCATGCTATAATTATACCTGATAGGGAGATAAGATTAATGTCGGATGTAAGGCCATTTTTTGTCACTGGTGACAAATTGCGTATTGTTTTGAACGGCAAGACGATAGCGTTTGCCACCGATTTATCTTGCTCCGTACAAGTATCCCACCAAACTCCTCACGTTCTAGGCATGTACGAGGGCGTCAGTGTTGAGCCATTAGCTTACAACGTATCTGGCAGCTTCAATCTCATTAGATATGTTCACAACGCCATCGCTAACATAGGTGGAACTCCGCCAAGCGGTGTCAGTCCAAGTGATGCCGGTAATGGAGTTGGCAACTGGGGTTCTGTTTGGGGTGGTGGAGCTCTAGGCAACCTGCAGCAGATTACCGGAGCTGTGAATCCTTTCGGCGGCTCTGACGGTAGAGCAAACGAAGCCTTAGACCCTAGCACGTATCAGACAGGCACGACCTTCGACCTTCTCGTGTACCAACACAATCCTAATGGAGATCCGCTGGGAGTTATCAGGATAAGAAGTGCGAGAATAAGTAAGGCAGACTTCAACGTCAACAAGAAGGGTCCTGGCCAAGATAGGTTCGACTTCGTAGCGCTCTATGTCGACGGCGACGCGTACCAGGCTAAACCTAGTGGTACTGGTCAACAGAATTCCTAAGAGATAGTTTATGGCACCAACAAGTGGATTCGACACAACTCCAGGTTTTATAGAGAACACAGTTAACAATCTTGCTAGCAACGTTGCTGGCATTGTCTCTACTAGACCAAATGCTAAGTTCATGTCTGGTGCGCGCTGCACCTTGAAGATCAACGGGCAACTCGTTGGGTTTGCTTTCGGCATCAGCTGGAACATCAACACGCTAGTGACAGAGGTAAACACAATTGATGATTACTTGCCATATGAACTTGCGCCTCAACGCGTAACAGTAGAGGGTACCATATCCGCTCTGCATATTCCTGGAACTAGTGCTAACACTCTCAGCTGGCAACCAAACGTCCTGTCGTTTCTATTTCAACCATACATCTCTATTGAAGCCAGAGATTCTGCCACAAATCAGATCATATTTGCTACAGATAAGGCTACTATAGTTACTCGCAGTGAGGAACTTAGAGTTGACCAACTATCTAATGTAACTCTTCGTTGGAGAGCTATTGGATACATTGACGAGCAGACTCCACAACCTCTTAATAACTATAATCAGCCTAGTGGTCCTAACACTATTCCGACTAGACAAACTAATCCAATTACTAGTGCGATATCTGGTGCCGCTCAAACTATCAGCAGCGCGATCACCGGGTAATTGGTATAATCTGCAAGAGGTTTAATAAATGGAACTACCTAAGAACGAAGCAACTTTTGACGTAGACATGCTGGGTGATACCACGTTCAAGCAGTATCAGGGACAGTTTACGTGTCGCTGCATTCTCAACATTGGGCAAAAGCATTCCATGGAGCTTGAGAAGAGTAGACTCCTTGGAAGCTATGTAAATCCAACTGAAGATCTACAAGGATTGGCCATCATTTTCGCGAACCTAAGAGCTAAGATTATTGAAGCTCCAGAGTGGTGGAAGCAAAGCGCTGGTGGTACGACCATCAACGACGAGAATATCCTTGTTGAACTCTTTAAGCAACTTCAGAAGGCAGAGAAAGAATGGCGTCAGAAGGTCAAGGACCTGGCGAATCCCTCAGCGGACTCTCAGTTGCCGAATCAATAAGACAGATAGCAGCTAAAAACGCTAGAGCAAGTCTCGACAGCGAAGAGCAACTTCTACTATTCCTACAAAGCTGGTGGTCTCGCACTTATAATAGACCGCTGCTCGACCCTCTATTACTTTCATACACAATTGATCAACTCTTATATGAGTTCTACGACCGCGTTGAGCGCAGGGCAGCAGAAGAAGAGCGCGCCAAGGAAGACGAACTCGCCAAGGAAGATAACAAGGAAAAGGCTGACCTTGACTGGGCCGACAAGATGGAGCAGGAAGAGCTTGAGATGAAGGCTAAGGCAACTGAAGATCCTACTAAAAATCCAGACAATGTAAAATGGATGAAGGAACAGATGGACGCGCATAAGGCCCAATTTGGTGAAGATTTTGGCGAAGATTTAGAGGTCAACTTTGAAGAATAACAACCCCTACTCAAAATACAGGTATGATAACAACCTCTCTGTCAAGGTGAGAACCAACGAGACCAACAAGATTGTAGACGTCTTTGGGGCTTCCATGCGTCCGCCTAGCGACAACATCAGCACAAAGTTGTACGACACCCCATGTGAACCTTATGGTGCTACCACCGTAGTAAACTACGTATACAGGGTAGAGCGCATCAACCAGGTTGATAAGTCTATAGTTCCTCCTTCCTACAAAGGTCCCACTTTCTTTAAGCTTTTTAAGCTATAATAGCTAGATATGGCTAAAGATCCTAACAGCAGTGACAACGGAAATACCCCCAATCAGATAGGGGACTTTGGCCTATCCCGCCTAGCGGAGATCGCGGCTGAAAGTAGGCCATCTGCCGAGGAGCGCGAGCTTAGAAGAAGAGCTAAGGTTGCTCAAAAGGGCATTGACATCTATAACTCCTTAGGAGATGTGGCTCGTCAGTATCCACCTATTCAAAGTTTACACAAGCGCAACATCAACACGCTCTCTGTCGCTCAACCCAGAATCAGAATCGCCGTCGAAACTAGGCAGCAGCGTCTCACTGGACAAGCCATCAATGCTATCAGTGGGGAGTTCTCCGAGACAAGCATCAACGGAACCTTAGGCAGGTTGGCAAACTCTCTAGAAGCTCAGCATGGTGCGCTGAGCATGATGAACACTCCATACAACGATTTAGTGGGAGAGCAACGCTCTCGCCAAGCGCGCCTGCAGGAACTAGGTGAATCTAACAGAGCACTAGCTTCTAAGGTTATCGGCAGACAGGGCATCAATCAAGGAGTCTACGGTAGCATCCAAGCGAACACCAGGGAAGCTCAAGGAATAATGAACGAGCTCGGCACGATCGGTGCCGCTCTCGGTCAGCAAAAAGGTTTAGGTCTTGATCCTAAGTCTCGCACGTCTGCGCTTATGCAAGACGTTACTAAAGCTCAAGGCGTCTCAGAAGGTTCTGGAGCATATAATGCAGCGCAAGAACTCATCAAGGCGTTTGAGCGTCTCAGCGAAGTTACAGATGTCACCTCTAAGGAATTTAAAGATCTTCAGAAGACAACCGATGAAGCTCGCAAAAAGTTTGCTAACAGTGGCGGTAATGGCGATGGTAATGCCATGGCTCGTCTTGGCATGGCAGCTGGTGGCTTTAACACTGCAGCAGGCGCAGTGCAAACCATCATGGTCAATCAGCGTCTAGCTCAAGCTCAGAATGCTGCAGGACTCGCGGACATTGAGAACCAAAAGTATCAGACGTACAAGGCGGCTGCTGGCGGCGATATAGCGTCGCTGATGCAACTCTCACAGTTTACAGGCGCTGAAGGTTTTGGCGGAGAAGTTGGTACTGCGGCCAAGGTGGCAGTGAGAGCTCAGCAAGTTGCTGGATATGCCCAGCTTGCTCAAGGAGTTTTACAACTTGCTAACCCCACTGAAGGCGCAATGGACACTGGCGCTGCTGGAGTTAACAACTCTCTAAGCGGTCTGGTCACATCCTCGATAGCAGAGGCAGATGCCAATAGACAGGTAAGTGAGAATCAAGCTAGGATAGCGGCCACTCAAGCCAGACTAAACGTATCGCGTGCCGTGAACGCCGTTGGCGCTGAGCAGGTACAGGGCTTCAGAGACTTCGCTGTTGGCATGGGCACAGCTGCTATCGGCATGGGATCTCGAGGCGAAGAGTTCTTAAATACCTCCATCTCTGACAGCTCATTGAACAGAATGGCATCCGCCAGGATTAGCCCGGAGCAGATGGCCCAGATGTCACAGATGGGTGTGGCAAGCATGGGTTCTATGTTCAACCAAAATCAGGTCTTTACAGCTCGTGAGAATGAGCAGCGTGGACTTGGAACCATGCAAGAGAACATGCAGAGGATGGGTGCGCTAGCGTCAGCGGGATCTAACAATCCTGCATCGTCACTAGGTGCAATCACTGAAGCAGCGGTAGCAAAAGGTTTAGATTCGTCTAAGGCTCTTAACATGGTTGTAGAGCATACTGCTTCTATGGCAGCTTCATCAGCTGGTCGCGCGATCGGCATTGATACGACTGCAGCCGCGGCAACACTGCTGATGTCCGGCATCAACAAAGATACGCCGAATAGAGAAGCCGCAATAGAACACGCAGCAGATGTTCAGGGCATCGCTAGAGGTATAAGCACTAACATAGGTGCAAACTATGCCGGCATGGTCTCGACGGCTAGAACTCAAAAAGCTCTCGGCATTGGCGGTATACAAGCTGTAGCTGCTGAAAGCATCGACACAGAGACGCTGATGTCCATCAACGAGGAGAAAGATCCTAAGAAAAAGATACGTAGACTTCAAGAGTTAGGTGTAAATCTTGAAGGTAATAGGGATGTCAACAAGGCAGTCTCTGCCATGGTAGATAACAGGCAAACAAAGTTGTTAGAAGCAGGTGGCAAAGGTCTCCTATTCAATAACCGCGGAGCCTTACAGAAGAGAGTTAACGCTGCTAAGTCCATAGATGAGTTGAGTGGAACTGATGTGACTGAACTCGGTGATATCGCTCGTCTCTCTGGCATGAGCGGTGGAGCAAAAGATGAGTTCAATGTCCTGAAGGGCGTTAAGGCTCAAGTCGCAAAAGAATCGGCTGGACCTGCGAACGTCAACGACGGATCGAAGCTAGCTTCGCTTGACAAGCTTCGCACAGCAGGATTTGAACAGCTCTCTACAGCTGCTAGCACAGCTGCCAGCAATCTAGGCGGAGCGTCAAAAGCAATAAGCACGCTCACTACAGCAATCGAGAGCCTATCCAAGGAGATGCCTAGCATCGAGAAGAACGCCACTACAGCAGCTGGAAAAGCAGCGGCCGGTGACAAGGGCATGAACGTTAATGTAACTCAATTCAATGCTGCCATCGATAAGCTTGACAAAGTTTTAAGTAATGTATTAGCAAAGTCTAGTCTAGGCGCTGGAAGCGGCGCAGACAGACAGAGAACAAAAGCACCTGGACCATAAGTATAAAGTATGATCTTAAATCAGAACACCAACTTTAAGCTTACAACTCCGCATGCCTGTGTCATCATATGGAATTATGATGACAGGTTAGGTGTTACTCCAACTACAACCGCAACCATAAATACAGTGAACCAGGTCATACTGGATACCATCTCTTGCATGTCGATACATACTAGTAAGGGCAAGGGTTCTCCAGCTGGTTCTTTCACCGTAGAACTTGCCCCATGGAGAGATTGGGTCTCTCAGATTACCGCCGGAAGTTGGTGCACAATTCTAATGTCGAATCAACCCATAACACAGGCACAGCTTGCTAACGCAGATCCAAGTTATGTCAAGATGATTGGCAAGATTGAATCTGTCAGAGTAGATGTCAATGTAAACGAAGAGGGCGCAAGACAGACTAGGTACATAGTCTCTGGAACAGACTGGGGACATATATTTAATAACGTCTTGTACATAGATAATCTCATTGCTGCTGCTAGCGACCCAACTAATCAAGGGAACACCATTGCTATTGCCCTTCAAAAGCAGATGTTCGGTAATGGAAATGCCCCACAAAGTTTTAAAGTAGCAGATAATTTAGTAGCATTACTTGGTATCTTTGGCGCATCGTCAAGTGGACTGGTTGAAGCTTCTAATGCTATCAACAGGCTAGATAAGTCTATATATGATTTTTTAATACCAACTCAGATGGCCCAGTATTTCAACTTCATAGACGGAGATGGGAACATCAATCAGTCTACCACTCTCTCCGATTTGCTAACTCTACAAACAGGAAGATTGACTAGTTACAATAGCTATAGCGATACTAACGAGGCCTTTGGCTTCATAGATCCGTTCTCGCTGCAAGGAACTAACTCATTCTGGCAGATACTGATGGACAACAGCAATCCTGCCCTAAACGAGATGTACAACGAGATTGAGTGGGATCAAAGTAACCAAGGTACTGTGGGTCCGTCGTTGACCATATACAACAGGATCAAGCCGTTCTCATACTTAACAAATCCTCCTTCGAATGGGGCCGAGACATCTATTAGATCTCCTTTCACACTGCTGAAGACGCACATGATTGACAACATCAAGGTTGTTAGCGTAAGTGCAGGAACTAACTGGCGCGACAAGTACAACTTTGTAGAGGTTAGACCGCTATTTCAAGACTTCGACATATTAGCAGGTTGGACAGGACAAAAGTCTCAAGGTTCTGATCCTTTGGCCTTCAACAGGGAAGGCTTCAGACCGATGATCGTTGGAACGAAGCAATTCCCTGTCGACCCAACCAATCCCTCTGGCACGTACGATGCAAACCTGTTGACGAGTTGGGTTGCTCTGTTAAAAGAGTGGTTCTTCGACACGCACAAGCTGCTGAACGGCACGATCGTCATGACCGGCGTTACAGAGTACATCGGCGTTGGTAACAACATACTGTTTGAGGTTGGATTAATAAGTCCAACCATGAACATTAATAACGCTGCCAATAACAGCATAAATACTAACTATATTCTTGCCCACGTAGAGAACGTAGATCACAGCTTTACAGTATCTCCTGATGGGGCAAGAAGCTACACAACCACTGTCCAGTTTGTGAGGGGCATAGTTGTCAATAAGAGCAACAATAACTTCATCCCAGTGGGCAGTGGGTCGCTCGACGAGTTGGCATCTACGCTGCAGAACATTGAGTACAAGAACACCGTAAACACGTTCAGCACGTCCGACGGAATTAGTGATCCGACTCATCCTATTGATCCAGATCCACAGAAGCTGCGTGGAGACTAAGATATGTCAGGCATAGTAAAGGACAGTTCTATCTGGGTAGATCCAGACAACATGGCCGTAGTCAACAGACTAGACAGCATGATCAGGATAGGCATCGTGAAGGGCGCTTTCAACGACGCTGACACGGGCGAACTAAGATATTTAGTTGAGATCCAGAGCAACGCCAAGAAGATCAACATGAACTGCCGAATTATGAGAAGGTTCGGCGGCGTATATAACTATGAAGACTACATAAACCGCGGCTACAAGACCAACGACAGTCCAGACCCTGTCACTGGGTTCGATGCTAAGGCTGGAGACGCAGTTTTAGTGGGTCAATTTAACGGGCAAGGTAGAGAGGGCGTAATATTAGGTGGTCTCACCCACGCAGCTCGCGAAACCACCATTCAAGCAAGTGATGGCCCACAGTACGATTCCGAGTTTAATGGAATTCACACCAACATCAATGCCACAGGAGAGTGGACACTAACCTTTAAGGGACAACCAACCAATCTTAGTAATTTAGACAACAATCCGTCTGGAGCCATTCCACCGCCAACATATGACACGACAGTGGGAGGTAGCTTCATGAAGTTTGACGCTACCGGCGGATGGACTATAGGCGACAATGCTACAAGCAATCCCCAGTCAATATTCGTAGATAAGGCAAATAATGCAATTACTACGTTAGCCGGCACCTACAAGATAACCGCCGCTAAGTCCGCAACTATTGATGCCCCTCAAGTAGCTATAGGTCACGGTGCTATTGAACTTCTTGATCAACTTACTCAGCTTATAGATGCCATTGGTAAATTAATACCCATATCTCCAGTAGGTAACTGTACTGAACTAAGTTCAGTGCCAACATGGCAAGGCGTAACACAGATTAAGGCAAAGATTAACCAAATCAAGGGCAGCCTAAGTTAATTGCTTAAATGATACAATCTATCTATGGGTATCTTCAGCTCCTTAGCACAAACATTTAGCACCCCGAATCCTTCACAGAAGCCTCGTGGGCCATATGGTGATGACGCCGCTGCGGACACAGATCTTAAGCTTAACAACATCTACACCCCAGATCCAAACAATTGGTACACGGCTAAGCCTTACGGTTTTAGATTCACGTCTAGGAAAACTGGCAGACAAGCTACCATGTTCATGCCTATCAATCCTAGTAACCTTAATATTTCTACTAGCTTTGCAACCAACGTAATTCCAACCTTGTATGGAACAGTAGAAGAACACTCAGATGTTAGGTACTTCGATATCGTCATAGAGGGAACCACAGGGATGGTTCCTAAGTTTGTAAAACCAGGATTTAGCGGGAATGTAGTATCGACCAGTGAAACAAGTGATGCCACCGATGTGACATACGCTGCCCTTCTTCAGCCAGGCAGAGCAGCGTATCCAATTGCTAACGCGGCTGCCTTAGGTGGTTTCTTCTCAAACACAGTAGCTCAGATCAGCAATGTTCTAAATCAAGCTGGTAAGGCCGTAAGCGCTATCACTGGTCAGGCCAATCAACCTGTTGAAACCGGAGTCTACAACAATCAAACAGGTTACTTAGCATTTCACAACCTGTACAGATTCCTACTTAAGTATAAAAAAGATGCTGCCGGAGTTGACAGTCATAATGCCCGCATTGTTCATCCTCTTACGTTCTTCAACTACAAAGACGGCAACGAATACGACGTAGCCATTAAAAACTTCACGTTGAGAAGGTCAGCAGAGAATCCAATGCTGTACTACTACTCAATCACTATGAGGGGTTACAACATTAGGTCGTGCGGTGGTTTGAAAGCGCTTGAAGATCTCAATCAGAGGCTCAATGATTTAGGTTTGAATGGAGTTCAATCGTCGAGCTTACTATCCACTGTCTCAGGTATCTCTAATAATGCTAAGGCTGTTGTAGGATCTGCAGTCAATGGCGTAAACTTATTCGGTAGGTAACATGGCAACTCTTACTCAAGCTTATCAAAGTATTGCCAATGTCAATCTCTGGTTTAAACTTCAAAATGGCACACCGCTTGTCTTGACAGATGTGCCCTCTATCATTCCGCTAAGATGGACATACTTCAGTCAAAACTGGAACATAATCTTGCCAGTGTTGCAAGCTCTTGTCCCTGGGTACCAGTTTTCTGATCTGTTTGCTCAACAGCTAATCGATTTTACTGCATTCGTAGAAGTTCAGAGAAACAACGCTTCTATTATTAACCCGCTATCGAACGGCAACACGCTCTACAAGTTTTATACGGTATTTGATAACATACCCATCAAGTCTATCAACTTAACAACGCAAGAGCAGACAATCCTAACAAACGCTACAACAGTAGTTTCTCAGTATAATAGAAACGACTTCGTAACTTTGCAAAACAACATAACCTCATACAGAGATGCGCAAGCTGATACTCTAGGACTGACTGATCCTACTTATAACTCTACGTTCAATAGGAATCCCATAGCTGCCCAAACTGTTGCAGCAGTACAGGACATAGAGTACTTAGAGACGCTGCAAGCTTCTATCCAAACGATTGACTTCATTCTAGCGAACCTATTCGCTGTTGACACGGCGGTAGATCCTTTTGCTCTAGCCCGTGCAAACGCCAACAACCCAGACATCAACATAGGTCAGTATTCATCTGGCACTCTCGTTAGGTTCCAATACGGAGACGACCTAGAATCTTTGGCTTTCAGGTACCTGGGCGATCCAAACAAGTGGATAGATATTGCCCTTGCCAACGGTCTTCAGCCACCGTACATCGATGAGATCGGTCAGACGGTGTTTCTAGAGGCTAACGGTAGCGGAAATCAAATCAACATAGCAGCGACAGATCTTAACGGCAATGATAATAGCGCGAAGTTCTATGTTAACCAAACTATCTTCTTGCAGTCTACAACATTGCCATTTCCGAACCAAGTCAACATCTCAAGTATAAACGTAGCCGCTTCTAATGGTGACTTAGTTTTAACTGTTACTGGACCAAGAGATTTAAGTAAGTACACTACTGCTGACAACGCCTATGTGCTTGTGTACGCGCCTGATACAGTAAACAGCAATGTGTTTATCTTGATACCATCCACTGATCCACTGCCAAACCAGAGGCAGGACACTATTCCTTGGTTCTTGGCCCAGAGCGCCGCGGACGAAATAAGGATGGGCATAGACCTGCTCATCGGTCCAGACGATGACCTCGTATTTACTCCTAACCATGACCTCAGTCTAAGTTACAGTCTACAGAATGCATCTCAAGCGATGAAGTTGAAGATAGTGACAGAGTTGGGAGAATTAAGATATCATCAGGGATTTGGTTTGATAAGCGTAATAGGTAATAAAAATAACAACATAAGCGCAGTGCAGACTGCTATCACCAGTTCACTTGTTAATCAGGTCAGCCAGGACAGCAGGTTTGACAGGATAGAGTCGCTGAGTGTAGGCTATGCAACTGCTGGTAATTCTGCCTCCGCCGTGAATATCCAGATGACTGTTAGACTTGCTGGCGGTGGCGGACAGGTCATCCCAATTAGCTTTAGCGTTAAGTATAGTTAAGATGGTTTAGAGTAGAATAGGTTGATAATGGCTTCACAATCAAACATTCAGATCCAGAGTTTTAATCAGCTCCTAGGTGCCATGCTGCGCACCATCATAGCTAACACCCCTCTGAACGACATTAATCAGGGGTCAGTGCTTCTCACTCTGCTTGAAGCTGCTGCCGCAAATGACTTTGAAAACTCTACCGCTGCCTTAAGTCTGCTCAATTTACTTAACATAGCCACTGTTTCTGGTAGTGACTTAGATAACAGAGCAGCTGATTATGGTTTGACTCGTTATGCTGCTACTCAAGCATCTGGCAATGTGAGTATTTTCAATACTAGCATCAAGCTTCAAAGCACTAACTTGTACATCCTTAAGCCACCACCAATTGCCAGTCAAACTGTTATATACGTTAACAATACTGCCGGTTGGGCATCTTCTGGAACATTGTACATAGGCAGAGGAACTATTTCGTTTGAAGGACCTATTCCTTATAGCTCGATTGACGTATTTCCAACCTTCTCTCAGATCAATCTTTCATCTGCCTTGCAGAACAACCATCTCGCGTCAGATACCGTTATAAACTCCCAGGGTCAGCCGGATCGCGTTATTGCGGCAGGAACGGTCGTCAGCATACCTGCGAACAATCAGAACCCTCAGATCAATTATACGACCCTCAGGGATGCGACTCTGCCATCTGGAAACACAGAGGTTGACAACATCCCTGTCATAGCACAGGTAGCTGGCTCTATTGGTAACGCACCTATCAATACCGTAGTTCAGTTTCAGACATCTCCATTCCCTGGAGCTGCTGTCTCTAACACGTCGGCCCTATCAGGTGGAGCGGACGTAGAAACTGACCAAGACCTAAGGGACAGAATTAATCAGTATCCTAATACTCTAGCCAGAGGTACTGAAGCTGCCATTTTAGCTGCTGTCATCAATGTCTCTGACTCTACTGACAACAAGCAAGTAGCCTCTGCCATCATCCAAGAACCACCAGCCGTAGACGAGCCATCTATCCTCTACATCGACGACGGCACGGGCTTTCAACCTTCTTTTGCAGGTCAGAGTGTAGATAATCTACTCATCAACGCCTCAGGAAAAGAAGAGTTCTTGCAGTTGGCCAACTACCCAGTGGCAAGACCACAGGTTATCAATACGGGTGTTGGTCCTTTCGCCCTCATGGACAACAGCTTTCTCACTGTGGTGGTAGATGGCGTCTCAGAGACGATCGTGTTCCATACGTCAGATTTCGTGAACATCTCTACGGCCCAGGTTGCGGAGATAGTTGTAGCGATTAATAATCAAGCTAAAAACTTCAGCGCAAGGTTGACAAACAACTCTGCTAACATACTTTTGTATCCTCAGGCCTTCGACGCCGAGATAATCCAGGTATTGCCGCTTCAATCTACGGATGATCCAACCCTATATGCGAACACGCAGTTTGAGTTTCCTACCTCCCAGTTCTCGTTTATTGCCCTGTATCAGAACAGTGTAAGACTAAGAGAGAAAACTCTCACCGCTCAAGTAGAGACTACTGGATTTGCCTCGTGGAATATCAGTGGTCCTGGCGATCTTGCCATCTCTGTTGACAACACGCCTACGCAGGATAGAACGTTTAGCCTAGCCAACTTCCCAGGTATGTCATCGTTTGCATTGCTAACGCTCGCTGATTGGGTTACGGCGTTCAATCAGCAGTTTGCCGGTATCACTGCAGTTGCCACTTCTACTCAGACCATGCAGATTAATTCTAATCAGAGTGGAACAAACTCTGCCTTGAATATTACTGGTGGGACGCTACTTGCCAACTTGTTTCCTACGCAGGCAACGAGCTCAGTTGGACAGGCCGGTCAGTTTATCCTCAACAGGCAGACAGGCAACTTGCAGATGCTCACCACCATTAACCCTGGTGACAACATTACTGCTGGCAGTCCTGATACAAGAGGCTTTGCAGTTTCTGCTGCAACTTCAAGCGGAACGTATAACCTATCAACTGATAGCAGTGGACGTCCAGCCGAGATGATAGTTGTTGCAGATTCAACTTACTGCAACCAAGTATCAGTTAGTGCCACAATTGGCTCTACCGTTACTATTAGCAATCCTAGTGGCAACATAATGAGAATTATGTCAAGTTCGCTAGCGGCATTTCAGAACATCTTGCCTGGCAACTTCATCTTCATACCAGTGCGCACTTCAGCATGGCTAGCTACCGGTAACACCGGCCTATTTAAGGTTGTAGACAAGGGTGCTCAGATTACTGCAGGCACAGACACCTACATAGATGTATTGAATCCAAGTACCAGCATTACTCCGCAGGTAGTATCAGTGGCAGATGCTGCCGATTTGCAGGCGTTCTCTACAGATGGATATCCGCAGCTTTGGCTCCCAGGTCGTCTTGGAACTTCAATAGCAAATCCATCTAGTGCTGCAATCAACGACATTGTAACTTCTATAAACACAGATTTAATCAACGTTCTAGCGAGTGTATACCAATCTGACGCAATTAAGGTAACTTCTACAACAGAGTTGAACGGCAGCATCGCAATACCTATAGTTATTGGTAATGCAACTGCCCTATTCACCTCAACTACTGCTGCCCAGTTTGGCAACCCACCGCTAGTGGCAAGCATCGTATCTAGTAAGAGTCTACTAACATACTTTAAGATTGCTCCACCTAGCAACGTAAATACCTTCCTGAACAGGCAGGTATTTGTAGACTCTAAGGGTGCTCTTACCGCAAATGCCATCCCTGATGTTCCTCCATACTCAGGTCCTTACAGCGAAGTGTTGGAATCTACTGGAAAGCTGAATACTACCTACGTCGATTACGACGACTACATCTCGTTAACCAGAGGAAATAACAGGGATCAACTTAGAACTATTGCTGCCTTTAATCCAGTTGGGTATCCAACCGACACTGTTGGCACACAAGAAAATCTAGCTAGAACAAGTCTTAACCACGTGGTAGGAGATGAGTTTGAGGTCGTTAAGGGTTTACAACTTTCTAGTTTTGATACACTTGTTACTGTAATTGACCAAAATCCTCAAAACAACACTATCAATGTCAGCATGGCTAGAGCGGGTCAAGTTAATTCAGGCAATGGGTCTGAACCAGGATATGCAGGTGGAGACACAATTGTAGGAACCTTTATTCCAACCAGTACAGAATTTTCTGCTACTGATTTTGACAATCAACCAGGTATTGACTTTGGAAATATCAACGTTTGGGGTACTACGTTAAACGATACAGATTTTAATGATTATGCAGTTTGGATGATGGCTAGAAATTGGTATGCTTCCGGCGGCGTAGGATCTGGTCAAGGTGCAATGATTGTAAGAGCAGATGATTATGGTCCAAACGGAAACTTCATGCGCTTCAATTTACAGTACCCTACAATACCTAGTCAGGCAGCAACCACAGGGTGGGTCAATACACCATCATTTACTACCTTTACGTATTATTTTGGTTCTGGTGCACCTAGATCGACTTCTATTACTGGAGGTACTATTACTATTAAAGGTCCATACCCAGATAAAACTACTAATTTTCCTGATGGAACTGTGTCTACGGGTAATTATTGGGACTACACATTTTCTATAGCGGACCTATCAACTGTCATGGTCGGAGACATATTGAGTATTGCTCCTGCATCTGGCATATCTGTCCCTAATCAGGGTCAGTTTAGCATTCAGAGCATATCAGGAGAAACCGCGCGCGTTTATAACCCAAATGGTTCATCTGCGCTGTCGCCTGAACCTATTTCAAATCCTACGGGTGTAAACATATTTCCGCTTAATGGAAATACCGTAGCGGCTATCTCTGCGGTTATTAATAGTAGCTTACTTATGTCAGCTACTCCAGTTGGATCTAGCAGTTTAACTATTTCTCTAGCTACACAAGAAGAAACTTCGCCCACTCTTGCATTTGACTATACACCTGGTAGTAACTATGTAAGCATGTTTGATGGCGTAAATTGGATTAAGACATTTGAAAATTCTAACCCTAATTTTACGTTAAAAACCCCAATGGTTCTTCAGGGTGCTAATCCAGCTATTTACTCTATGGATACTGCACCAAATAATGACGGTATCTCAGTCGGTGAATTGTTCAAACTCATACCAATTACGGTTCAAAATTTATACAATCAACTAACTCAAGCACCTATATCACAATTACCTATTGTAGCCATAGTTGAGATTACCGATGACAGAAAAAACATCCAGATTGAGTCTAAAAGCCTTGGATCTAATGGTGCTGTTCAGATAGTCGGTGGCACCGGCAATGAGTCGGAAGCGTTCTTGCAATCTGAATCTGAAGTAGCAACAGACGGAAGTGGAAGTTACCTTGAAATTCAAGTTCCAGCTTTTCCAGACACATTTAACACTGGAGACACAGTACTTCTAACAAATCCAGTGGGCGTACAAAGATTTAATCGTTTATTGCTTTCTGATACGATGAACGTAATAAACACTAGCATAGGTGTATTTGACTACACGTACAATGCTAAAGACACTGGCATTAATTCTGCAAATTCATTCACGATTGTAGATTCCGGTTCACTTCAAACTCCACCAGTTCCACCAGGATTTGTGTGGAGATGGACAGTGGATGCCCCAGCGACTGGCGTTAATTTAATAGACATAAGGCCAGGCGACCTACTATATGCTTTCGGATCTTTAACAGGATGGAGTCAGAACAATCAGGCAAGACCAGCAGGAGACACTTTGGTTTCAGGTTTTCCAATTATTGGAGTAAATGTTGGAGCCAATTGGGTAGATGTGGTTAATCCTTTCGGTGTAGCAATGGCATCCACTTCCGTTGGCACTGGAAAAATTCAAATATGCCCAAGTCCAAGCATACAGTGGCTTTTAACGCATGCTGGATATATTCCAGCTGTGAGTCTGTCAGCTACTTCTAACACTGTAACTGTTACAACAGAGGGAGCGCATTTCTTAAGTTCTGGTAACAGCGTAACACTTCGTGACAGTTTCAATGTGCCAGATGGTACTTATGGACCTATAACCGTTACTGGACCTAACACTTTTACTTTTGCCATAGTCATTGCCAATTTCACAGAAAATTTGACATTTGCCTCTGTCATCAATAACGCACTTACGCCAACTAGATATAGATTGCAAAGTTTGGGTTTTAATGGACTAGTAAGAATGTCGGCTGTAAGTGGACAGTCACCTAATTTTGTAAATAGTGGTGTGGCCGTGGATGATTATATATCTATCAGCGGAAATACCTTCAGCTCAAACAATAACGGCTTATTTAGAGTTCTCGCTGTGGATAACTCCTCTGTGATATTCATTAACAAGAATGCTACAGATCAACTTAATACCGTTATGTCCATGAACAACCAAAACATAGAGGCCGTATGGACCAGTGGCACAAACACTGTAACTGGAGTCACTGGCACGTTCAAGTACGTTACTGTAGGAACTTGGGTTAAGAAGGTATCTGATCCTGATACGTCCTATTTACAGGTAGAAAGTTTAAATAACCTTAATCCTGCATTAGCTACCTCTATTACGATCGGTGGCGGGTATCCAGGAACTACGGGTAGCGCTCTTGGAACTGTGTACGATGAAACTAGCGGCTATGACAGTGGTGTTAACCTTCAAAACGTAAACGACATACAGGTACTAGAAGGTGATTCAGTAATAGCTGGAGACACCCTATTTGTTCAAAATATTGTTAACTCTGTTTGGTTCAATGCTCAAAATGTAGGTAGCTTTCCTATATCTCAATATGGTACAGAACCTTCAACATACTTACCATTCGTTAGGGTGAGCAATAGTATTGGAATTGCACAATCTGGCGTTGAGATGTCCGTTAATCCAGGCGGATTGTACGTGATTGAGAGTTTAGCTAATAAGTTTAGCACTATTAGAGAAATTACTTATGCTGTTATCGATGGTACAGATAGCACTCTAAGAGATGTGTACATTACGCCTTACAGCAGGAGTTACAAATTTAACTCAGCCAACAACTCAACAATTACCCACCTTGGAAAGATTGGCTATAGCAATATTACGGAAATAGGTATAGACGGATACATCTATTACACCGGACTACTTCAAAAGGTTCAACGAATCGTTGACGGATTTGAGCCAGACATAACAGATTTCCCAGGACAACGAGGGTTGGGAACCTCAGTGGAGACATTACCTCCTCTACCATTCCAGGTTAACTTATCACTCAATATTGTTACCAACGTTGGTGTAAACTTAGGCGACGTGTCGAACAACATCAAGTCAGTAATCATCAACTATGTTGAGGGTCTTGGCGTTGGACAATCTATCGTCCTGTCGCAGATCATTGCGGATGTTCAGGCAGTAACCGGCGTAGCTTCAGTGGTGTTTACCATACCAGCACCAAGTACGGCAAGTATAGCCTTGAACAGCAATGAGAAGGCAATTATAAGTTCTAACAATATTTCTATCGCTTAACATATGGACAACATCACTAAGATAGATCAGCTTCACGACCTGATGCCGCAACACTACAACTCACGCGTCAACCCGAACTGGAACGCTTTGATTGCAGCCCTTGGCCAATCTGACCAGAATGTTGCTGAGCTTATAGTCGCCATTAAGAATCAGTTCTTTATTAAGACTGCTTCTGCTCCATACCTAGATAACTTAGCAGCCAATGATGGAGTAGCTAGACCAGCTCAAGTAGGCATGAACGATGCCACATTCAAAAAGTACATTCCTATCTTGGCTTACACCCCAAAGCAAGTTAAGTTCATCATCGACGAGCTTTTGAATATATTCTTTGCCAAGGAGACCACGACTGCTTTTGTTGTGTCTGGGCAGGCACAACCTTTCGTGCTGATGGACGACTGGGAACTAGAGTACACAGTGGATGGGATCTATGATGAACTCATCTACTTCCATACTTCAGACTTTACAGATATCAGCGCAGCAACCGCAGTAGAGATAGCTGCAGCCATCAATAGACAGGCCTTGCACAGTTCTGCTGAGAGCTACTTTGACAATATCTCTAAGGGTTACTACGTAAAGATATTCACTAACACTATTGGCTCTAAAGGATCAATACAACTTGTAGGCGGTAGAGCAGATATTCCACTTCAGTTTAACGGTTTTATATCTGGCGCAGGCACAGGGACGAATACGGTGTGGACCGTTACCAAGATTGGCCAGATGGTAACCTATCAATTTGTGGGCGGTGAGAATCCTAATATCAACCTGTTGCAAATTGGGGACGTCATTATATCGCTCCTACCTGGCAATGCAGGTTATTTTACGATTACAAATATTAACTTAAGTACAGCAAGTTTCACGTTTGAGAACCTGTTTGGGACGCCTGGAACTTACACGCAGACAGATGCAACGCAGACTAAATTTTTTACTCCAACTAAGAATGTTGTATACACTCAGGACAGCAGGGCTTTGACATGGCAGGTTATGCCTGGTGAAGCTATTGTAGAGTTACCAGCAACTCCCCCAGTTGTTAAGAGATCCTTAATAGGTTCAGCTCACATAAACGGCTCTGAAAGCGTGATGACT